TAATATAACATCTAAGTATGATAATGAAGTTATTGTTGATCATTTGTTAGACAACAAGGTATGTGGTATTGCCAGAGGAAGAGCAGAGTTTGGACCTAGAGCATTAGGTAATAGAAGTTTACTAGCAGATCCTAGAGACATAGGAATTAAGGATAGGGTAAATGAGATTAAGGGTAGAGAACCATTCAGACCATTTGCTCCAGTGATATTAGAGGAGTATGCTAAGATATACTTTGATCTACCTGTAAAACGATCACCATATATGCAATTCACAGCAAAATGTAGTTTTCCTGACAGATATCCTGGCATTGTGCATGTAGATGGCACTAGCAGGGTACAAACCGTCACAATGCGTGACAATAAACCCCTATATAACTTACTTAGATTATGGAAGAGTAAAACTGGTTGTCCAATGCTATTGAATACCAGTCTTAATGTAAAGGGTGAACCTATGGTTAATGACATAGATGATGCAAAGAGATTTGCAAACATTAATAATGTTGAGGTTTTTACATGACAATATATACTCAGAATCCTACTGGTGGTAGAAGTGCAAAGATCTTTAAGATTGAGGATCGTCTGGCTTCTACTAAGCAGAATTGGTATCATGATAGTGATAGTGAAGCAAAATTCAAACAGAATTTAAGCAAGACTCCATCTGATTGGAAGTATAGGACTGAGACTATAACATATAAAACCAACTCTCTTGGGTATCGTACTAAAGAATTTAACAAAATCAATTGGAAGAAATCTATTGTTGTTTTAGGTTGTTCTTTAATATTTGGTGTTGGAGTCTCTGAGGAGGATACAATAGCAAATCAGTTGAGTGAGATAACAGGACATTATGTTGTTAACATGGGTGTACCTGGTTCCTCTGGACAATTCACAGTACATAATTTAGCATGTTTACTACAATACTATAAACCAAAAGCAATTGCTATTGGTTGGTCAGATGCGACTAGAATTCCTTTATACTTAAAGGATCGTGTTATTCATTGTGGATCATGGAGAGATGATCCTGCTGGACTTGGTACAGCAATGAGACGTTATGATTGGCATAATCAAAGTGTATTGCAGTTGCAACAACTCATTGCTAGACAAATGGGGATGAGTGCTGAGTTTACTTTGTTCAAGAGTGCTGAGAAGATTTTGGATGTTCCATATTGTCCTATCATAGATTATGGTAGGGATTTGGGACATGGAGGTGTGAAAACCTACAAGAATGTAGCAAACTGTATTGCTGAACAGTTATCATTATGATATACTGTTAGGGTACTAGGAGTTTATATGACTAAAAGAACACACCTAATAGAAAAGAAGAATCCTCAACACAACCAAGAGTGGAGTTGGGAAGAAACTCCTGAGTTGCGTGACTTTATAAAAAGACAGGCAACTAATAAACTTCATGAGGACATTAAGGATGCCAATGAAGAGTGATAACCTATCAATGGAAGAACTCACAGATGCCGCTGATGAGTTCTTTAGTAAATTTGATTTTATCATGACAAGATGCCCAGAAGGAACATCCGTTAAGGATATTTTAAGGGTTATGGATGTCGTTGTTAACATCGGTTATGTAAATAGAGACCGTCGAACTAAAGTTGTCGGTTTTATTGGACCAGAAGGAAGAGAGGAGGTTCCTAATGAAGAGACTACTGAGGAAGATTAGAGATTGGTTCCAAAAGAAGAAATCCACGGAACATGATCCGTACAACTACAAGTAAACAAACATGAGATTTTTTTTAGACACAGCAGACGTTGACGCTATTGCATCCAGATATGAGACTGGATTAATAGATGGTGTCACCACAAACCCTACATTAATACTGAAGTCAGGTCGTACTCAGCATGATGTTATCAAAGAACTTGCAGAACGATTCCCTGAGATGGAGAGTATATCTGCTGAGGTAGTTGCTGAGACTGCTGACGAGATGATAGCACAGGCAGAGACATTCTATCCTCTTGCTCCTGCTGTTACTATTAAAGTACCTTGCACAGTTGAGGGACTTAAGGCATGTAAGAGATTGAGTGATGGTGGCATTAAGACTAATGTAACCTTAGTATTCTCTGTTGCTCAAGCATGTTTAGCAATGAAGGCAGGTGCTACATACCTCTCACCATTTGTGGGTAGACTCAATGACAATAGTTTTAGTGGTGTTGAGTTAATCAAAGCAATCTGTGGTGTTCAGAAGGAACATAAGATGGAGACTAAGATTTTAGCAGCATCTATTAGAGAAGCACATCAAGCATCACGTTGCTTGTTATATGGTGCTCATGTTCTTACATTACCTATTAAGACATTTGATAGCATGTACAAAAGTGTACTAACTAGAGAAGGTCTTGACCTATTCAATCGTGACTATGCGGAGGCAACTTTAAATGCTTGATATTACAACTACCAAGAACAAAGAACTTGGATTATGGGAGATAAAAGCAACTCTTGATCTTCCACCTATTACAGTTACTAGATTAAAGAAGGATAAGAATGACATTCAATATGAATTGCGTAATGCATTTAGTGAAGTTATTCAAGAGATTGTAGAGAAGCATTGTGATGAGGAACTCTAATGGCAAAGATCTACGAATCCCCTGACGGTGGCAAGACTGTCTACGTCAGGGATACTGATACTCCAGACAAAGAGAGAGAACTCTTATTTGATTATAAGTTGATGGATGCTGAGATGCAAGCACAGTCACCATATAATGATGGGTGGACTCAAGAGGCGTATCGTGAGTATGCATTAGAACGTAGACAAGAATTGCAGATGCCTCAAGTTGAAGAGGAACTTTGGCCCGTGTGGATCAAGATGAATCTAACTGAAGAAGCAATGGAGAGGTATGGTAGTTGGAAAGCAATGCAAGATGATGGATGGGAATTGACTGATGATGGGTTCTGGATAAATGACGGATCTAAAAAGGTGCTAAATAAAGAATAAAGGAATAGAAAGTCTTATACAATGTCTGCAACATTAACTGCGACTGGAATTACGTTTGGAGACTCTACTTCACTTGCATCAAAGTATGGTGTCGTTGAGCAGGGTGCTGCTATGGTATTCTTCCAAGCAGCAGCTCCGACTGGATGGGTAAAGGAAAATTCACATAACGATAAAGCATTACGACTTGTCAATGGAACAGGTGGTGGGTTTGGATTTGGTGGAACCTCTGGTGCAGGTGGATTAACATTCTCTCAAGTATTCCCTAACAACACATCATCACTAGCAGTACCATTTAGTGCTAGTACTACTGTAACTGGTACAGTTGGTGGTACTACTTTAGCAATATCACAAATACCAGATCACACTCATAACTCATTAACAGGTGGTACTGCTTCTGCTTCAGGTGGAGGTGGTACTTTTAGGGTTTCAGGATCATCACCAACAGGTAATGTAGTATCTCCTAGTGGACAGATAGGACAACCACATGATCACCCCTTTAATGGATCAGCAACATTTACTGCTACAGGAGCAGGTCAGATTGACTTAAGACTCCAATATGTTGACGTACTAATATGCACCTTCAGTTGATATGGCAAGATTAACATCCAATGGAGTACAATTTGATTTAGCAGACGCTAATAATTCCATTAATTCATATTATTGGATGTACCCTGCTGGAACAAGGAAGTTATTCTGGGAACCATCTGCACCAACTGGATGGACTCAGTTAACTGATGCTGCATATAATAATAAATCACTTAGAGTAGTAACAGGAACAGGTGGTGGATCTGGTGGTATGTTTAATTTTACCACAGTATTATCTGCTGCTAGAGATATAACAATAACTGTAAACAATACTGAACCTATTCTACCACCTTCAGGTATACCAAAGGTGGTGGGTGACCACACTCTATCAATCGCTGAGTTACCAGAGCACAGTCACGAACACTTACTTGGACCCACTGGTGGTTCAAATGCTACACCATTTAGTAATGTAGGATCTAGGGTAAGAGATGGTGCTACTAACACTGGTGGAGTAAACGAGGGTGCTGCTGGTGGTCCTCATGATCATCCCTTTGGTGGTACAGTACAAATTCAAGGAACATATACAGCAACATCTAACTTGGCAATACAATACTTAGATGTTATAGTATGTGAACTGGACTAGATATATAATATTATTATGGCACAACTTAAACCTGGTGATTTTTGCCCATTGATACAAGGACCATGTAAAGGTCTTGAGTGTTCATGGTACACACAAATAAGAGGTGCTAATCCACAGACAGGTGAACCTGTTGATGAATGGGGATGTGCGGTAACATGGTTGCCTATGTTATTGATAGAAACATCACAGCAATCTAGATCTACTGGTGCTGCTGTTGAGTCATTTAGGAATGAGATGGTGAAGGCAAATGAAAATAACATAAATGTATTATCTGCTGCTGCACAGATGATGCAAGAGAGAAAGATCATCAATGCTACTGAGGTAGATGCAAATGATGACAATGACCATACTCATAAACTTGGAGGATCGCAATGAAAGTATTCACGTTAGTAGAAGCGGATCGTTACATCAAAGTTGACGATAAGGGTATATTCTTTAGTAAAGAGAATTGGCCTTTTAAAGATATTGAGCATCTATGGGCGATTCAATGGAAGAATGGTAGTGGATGGGTAGAATATGATAGTGCTATACCAAATACTCCTATAACAGAGGAGGAGATTCAAAAGTATGTTGATCATTATAATGTAGAGAATGAGCGTCAGATAGCAGAACAGAAGGCAAAGGAAGAAGAAGAGAATAAGAGAGTTGTATCATGGGAAGAAGCGATGAAAGAACTCGAACTTCAGATGGATAATATGCAGAAGAATCATGATGATGAGATGAAAGAGATTGAATTGAAGCATGATACTGAGAAGGAGAGATTATATACTAATGCTGAATTGCATGAGAAGGAACATAAGAGACAGATGACATTCTTAATGAAGGATCATGAACTTCAAGTAGAACGTATCCAACAACAGGTTATGAAGGATCATGATGAGATCTTCATGAATCAAGATGAAATGGAGGATATTGCAAAAGATAGTCAAGGTATGTTTGATGGTTTACCAAAGACAGATGGTCCTAATGGTAAGTTATCACCTATGGTAACATTATTTGATGGTGAAGTTGATGAATCTTTATTTGATGATGCCATTGATGATAATTATTTTGATCAAGCAGTTGGAGTTGATGAGTCTCAAGAATTTGTGGATGAACAGATTCGTAAGGAGAATACTGATGTTAAGTATAACTCTAGAGATGGAGATAGTGCGTTCCAGAATTTTGATCTAAGTAAACTTGATGATGAGTTTGACTTGGAGATGATGTTTGAAGAGGAAGAGGTTCCAGTTGTTGATGAGATTGAGAAGTTAATTATTCAAGATGATAAACCAATAATGAGGTGTTTGTTGGGTGGTTCTGATGGAACTGGTTTTGGTTATCATCATACTGATACTGCTTTAGGTAATAGATTATATCATTGGGAGCAAGCACAATCAATATATGGAGAGGAGTATCTCTTATCCTTTGAGAAGAAATTCTATCCTGAGAGTGAGTTCTTTAACTTCCCAAATAGTATATTTGAAGATGATGGTAGTTGGGATAAGACCACAGAGAACTTGCAAGATCAATGGGAAGAGACATGGTTACAGGGTATGGCAGGTAATGTTACCCAATCTAAGACACTTACTAATTTAACAGGACCATATGATAATCTCATAAGTACCATTACATTAAAAGATCCAAAGAATGATAAGAAGTTTAAGACTTTGTTTGGTAAGTATCATAGTATTCATTTGAGGAGAGGGTCTGGTACATGGTTTACAGATGATGATGTTAATTCTATACCTGCTGATTTAAAGGATGATTACTTGGAATTATATAATAAATTAAATGAAGGTCATGAGGTAGTGGATTCTGATACTTATCAGTACATTCAGGATAGTAATTACTTTAATGAGATGGATAGTAAGAAGAAATACTACATTGCTGCTGATATACCTGCTAAATACTATACTCATTGGAAAGATAAATATAAAATTGTTGACAAGAATGATTTGATTGACAAGTTTAAGAAGATTTGTCCTTTGAATGATCAGTATGTCTTAGAATCCTTGATGGACTTCATTGCATTAGCATATTCCAAGGGTATCTTAGCACATAAAGGTTCAACATTTAATTTAACAGCAGCAAGGTGGCAAAGCACACCAATAGTAAACATAGGGAGGAGTTAGTTTGAGTAACCATGAGGTTTGTGTGGGTACGACAGAAGATATACGTAAGGATTTAAGGAAGACTGCAAAGAGATTGATTAAGCAAGGTAAGAAGCATCCTGATATGTGGTCAAAGGAGGATGTTATGTATGCCAAAATGATTAAGAGGCAGAATAAAAAGAGGAAAGATGATTGTTGTTAATGGTGAGAATATTAGGTTATTCTCTATTATAGTACTTGGAACTGTATGGTTCTTCCTTCTTAATGAGCATTTAAGAAATGAAGATGATTGAGGTATTGCTTTTTATATTGTGCTCTACTGTATTAGCAGGTGGAGCATTTGCTTTAATGTATTCTAATTTGAGAGACATTAATAAATACAATCAAGGCAAGAGCAAACCAATGGACAAGAAACCAGAGAATCATTTAAACTCTAATCATCCAGAGGTTCAAGAGATTAAAGGTGATGAAGAACTACTAGTGGTAAATTTTGAGAAGGATACTCGTGATCCTTTAACTAGATCATTACAAGATAGAATAGATCAATTAAACAGTGATATAGAGGATGATTGGGATGATGAGGATGATGAGGATGATGGTGGGGATGTCGTAGTTGTCAGAAGTTGACAAGTGGTGTATAATATTGAAGATGATGAACACCCAGTAATGCTGTGGACTCTTTTAATATTGAACTTAAAATTGGTGATAAGATAGACGTTGGTAAGTTTAGAAACGTCAGAACAGTTATCACTGACATATCCCTTGACGATCATGGTCAACCTGTTATACATACAGACAAAGGAGAGCGTAAGGCACTGTCGTTCCGTCTTCGCAAGTTAGATGTATGAGTAACCCTAATCTGGATGAGAAGATAAAAACTGCTGAAGCAAGGATAAAGGAGTTGGAACTCCTTATAAAGCATTGGAAGGAAGCAAATAATAAATGATGAATGAGAAACTGATAGAGAACAATTATATGATTGTTCCCAACTTCGTATCAGAAGAGAGAGCAACTGACTTAGCAGATGAGTTTAACTTGTATGCTGAGGAGTTTGATATAACTAATGATCCTCAAGTAGATAAGTGTCTTGGTAAGTATGATTATATCTCATTTGTAGAGTTATTATGTGAGAAGAATGTACAGGTATCTCAACTGGTTGGTGAGACTGTGTTACCAACATATACCTATGCAAGGATATATGAGAAGGGTGCAGTTCTAACTCCACATGTTGATAAGGAAGAGTGTGAGATCTCTTTGACTGTGAATCTAGCATCGGATGAACCTTGGTCTATATGGATACAGAATCCTAAAGGACAGAAGCAAGAGGTTGTATTGAATCGTGGTGATGCTATGATATACTTTGGTATGACTGCACCACACTGGAGAGAGGAGTACCTTGGTAATAATTGCACACAACTATTCATGCATTATGTCAGGAGTAGAGGTAAGTATGCCACATTCTATTTTAATAAGGAACGTAAAGTTGTGATTGATCAACCACGTAAGAAGGAAGACATACCAGTTAAGGTGCTACCAGTACCTAAAGCAAATAATCTTGACCAGTATATACGAGTGTATGATAATATACTTACACATAAAGAATGTAAGTTAATACTTGATGAGTATGCTGAGTCTAAGGAGTGGTATGATGCAATGGTTGGTGGTGGTGTAAAGAAGGATAACGTCAGGAAATGTGAGATTGCTCATATATCCTTGAAGGAAGTAATCAGTAAGAATGAAGAGATTAGGAAGAAGATAGACACACTTATATTTGATAAGTCAGGAGGTGCTGCTTCTAGATACATTCAGGAGTTCCCTCATTGTAATATCAGTACTGATAGTGGTTATGATCTATTGAGATATAATGAAGGTGGATTCTACACTATACATACAGATAACTATAAGGACAGACCAAGAACAGTTGCAATGTCATTGATGTTGAATGATGATTATGATGGTGGAGAGATAGCATTTTTTGAGAGAGAGCATATTGTTAAACCTTCAGCAGGTTCAGTTGTGATATTCCCTGCTAACTTCATGTATCCTCATGAGATTATGCCAGTCCTCGCTGGTACACGCTATGCTATCATAACTTGGTTCACATAATATAAAGGAATCGTTAAGAGTTGACGAATTTGTATATATACAGTACAATATATCTTTAAACCAACACTTTTGTATCGTATGGCACTTTCTGAACAGGTGATTGACTCTCTTGCTGATGCAGAGTCTAATCTTCGTAATGCTTTAGCATTTGCTGCTCGCAATGAGCGACCAATGATTTGTAGAGAGATTGCTAAGATGATCTCATCCATAGATACAATACAGAGTGCTGATGGTATACTAGATGCATTAGAGAACCGTGACCACGGATCAAGTGGTTCATTCGGTTCCTTTTTTAACCCTAACGACGAGGAGTAAACCAATGATCGCCCTAGACCAAACGTATGAATCCTATCTAAAAGGAGAGAAGAAGTTCCGCATTGATGGAATAGAAGAACGCATCCGTGGTTATGGGTGGCATTGTGATGGTAATGAACTGAAGGGACATTATGTAACAACAGATAACTACAAACTGTTTTACAACATGTCGGGAGAATATGTAGAGAAGAAACCAATTAAACATTTGGTAACTATATAATACAGCATTTGGTAACGTGAATGGATGATGATCTTCTTCAACTGTATAGGCAGGGCATCAAGTCGTTAGATGATATTAAAGAAGATTATGCTGCAAGGTTAGCAGCAAGGCAGTATCAACCTGAAGAGGTGATGCTAAAAACAGGGTTATTGTGTCTTAGATTGACAAGAGAATATTTTAGATTGCATCATCATATTGCTGATCACGAAGATGATGCAAAGAAGAAGAAGTTTATGAAGAGAGAGTTAGATAATAATTATAACATAGGTTCATTCATCATTGATGACAACAATAGAAAATACTATAGAGTCTTGCAGTTGACTGATGATGACGATTGCAAGGCACATTGTTTTGTGGGGATGACTGATGGTAGAGTATATAAACCAAGAACACAGACTTCAGCAAATAGAGGTTATTGGTGGGATTTAGATGAGTGTTTAAAGATTGCTGACTGTCATGGATATTACCTGAATAAAGATCCAGAAGAGAATATGCCACTCTAGTAACCTGCACACTCTGTATGTACTAGGATAGGAACTGCGTGTATAATAAGGAGGTACTCAAGGGAACTGACTTATGACTTCAACACCAGTTGAACTAACATATGATTCTCCATCTTACGACAAGTACGAAGATGTGAAGATGAAAACTATTCAAGAAAGAGTTCTTGAGTGGACTAATGAACTATGCGTTCATTTACAAGCAGACTATGATCGCAATGCTTATAGTTCTCGTTATGTCTTTGAGATTCAAACAGGACGTAAGTACCATAAGATCATTGCAGATAACTCTGTACATGCTTTTGTCGATAAGAATACTGGCGAAGTTTACAAGGCAGCATCTTGGAGAGCACCTGCAAAGCATGTAAGATATGACCTACGTATCATTCAAGAGCGTATGGCATGCTACAACAGAGCAGACTGGGCAGGTGGTTACCTTTACATTCGTTAAAACAATGCCTTTACTAATAATCATTCTCGGTTCAACATCAGTTGGTGTTGCCCTCGCACTTTACATCCTTCGCAAATACGATCCCCATGCCTAAGAAACTCTTCAAACCACAAACATTCAACTGTCCTCTCACTGAGGGTCAGATCAGTACTATTCTTTATGTCCTTGAAGGATATGT